TGCATACGTTTCCAACAGTTGCTGATTTTACCATCAACTGCGTCCTGTACCCATTTATCTAGACCAGCATTATCTGTGTCGTTATATAAATCATTAGACAGAATCTTTTGTTGTAAATCTGTTAATGTTATTTCTTTTTTATGTTCAGCCATGTGTTACCTCCTTTAAGGTTAATTGTTTCGTTAACATACTAAATATCCTGAAAATACGTTTGCGTTAGTGCCTACAATATCTACTTGAGCAGCACCACTGTTTATTTGAATTTGTATTAAAGCTGTATCATTTGCATCCATGTCAACTAATTGAGCCATGTGCATAGACCAATAACCACCATCAGAACTAAAAACTAGATTAGGAGACCAAATACCTTGATAGTAATCTAAATTTGAAGTGTTCATTACCATTCTCATGTAATCATTTGCATTATCAATGCTAGTTATTTCAACATTAGCCGCCAAAAAATATTTACCTGTTACTGGTGCGGTAAAAGTGTAATTGCTAACATTAAAATCTGCGTTCTGGTCAAATCTTTCTGTTTTGTATTCCAAAGTGGTGACTCCTGTTGGAAGATTAGTTTGTGTTGTAGCAGCTAATCCTGCGTGAAAAGCTGGTTGTAGTGGCATAGTTACTGCACCAATTTCATTTATTCTCATTGATTCAACTAAAGTACCACCTGTACCTTGAGCAACACTCATTTTTATTTGTCCATAAGCGTCACCAGAACCCTCTAAAAATTCTATACCAGAGCTTTGACTTCCACCAGAAAATCCATAGATAGCACCCATAACACTATTAGCAGAACCATTTTGTCCACCAACATATATACTACCTTGAGTAGTACCACTATTTGCACCACCAACTAATAAAGTGCCATCGTTAGCGTGTGCCGATCCCATACTTGTTGCAGTCGTTAGTGTATCGTGATAGCCAACTTGAAAATTAGCACCCATAGAAGTAGCATTAATACCAACCCTATTATTACCACCATCAACGAATAGCATATTAGCATTACCATTAGACTCTACTCGGAAGTCTATGTCAAAAGAACCTTCGTTAAAGACAGCTTCTGCTGCACTAAACCTAACTCGTTCTTCTATTGCACCACCAGTTGCTTCTGTTTTAAAAATTAAAGCACCAGCGTCTGTTGCACCATTTGCAAAAGCACCAATAGAAGCTAGTGATGAATCAGTATTATTACCAAAATGTAATGTTCCAAATGATCCTGATGTAGAACTATCAGATGATGTCAATCCTAAACTACCACCGCCGTTTGCAATAGTGTCTGTAATATGAACTTGTCTTGCTGGTGACGCATTATTTACGCCAATCTTATTGTTACCACCATCAATGAATAGCATGTGAGTATTAGCATTAGATTCTACTCTAAAGTCTAAATCAGCAGATGCTTCGTTAAAAACTATAGCACCAGTTGTAGCTGATATGCCACCATCTTTAATAGTAAGACCATCAATGGCTACACCATTGGCGCTGGTTACTTCTGAAATTGTATCAGCTTTAATAATATTATTTACGCCATCTATTTCTACACTCATACTACTACCAATACTCCGTTAACTTTACATATACCATTAAAGGTTACAGGTCCTGCAAGAACTGCAGAATCTATTTCAATATTATTATCGATTGTTTCTTGATGGGTCCAGATACCGTCTTTAGCAGGATCTTGACCGATATATAAAAGATTATTTTGTTCAGCCATATATCCTCCTATGTGCTTATTGCATCAACCCTACTGATCCAAGCGTGTACTCCGTTAGCTGTGCCACAAAGAGCACGAACAACATCGCCATTGTTTAAAACTATTTTAGAACCACCTTGTATCAATTCAATGCTACCGCCTGCAGGAATAGAAGCACCTTTTATAATATAAAAATCTGTGCCTGCTCCATTTAAGTCAATATAAACATCAATAGTAACTGTAGTTGTTAGAACATTTGCTAGTCTAAGTCCTACAATTGCATCATCTGAGTTAGCCGTTAATAGGTTAGTCTCAGAGTTTGTAATTACTATACCGGTTGATTCAAAATCTTGTGCCATAATATCTCCTTATATCACAGAGCGATCGCCATCGCAACTGCGAATCCTGCTGTTGTTTTAGTATCTATTTGTGTCTGAATAGCTGATGTTACGCCATCTAGATATCCAACTTCTGTGCTAGTTACGGCACTTACCGAAACGTCACCACTGCCGTCAGAAACCAGGGCTCTTGATGCTGTCAAATCTGCCATTTTACTAAAGGCAATTGCAGCACTAGATTTAATATCAGCGTTAACTAAATTAGTAATTGTGTTGTTATCAGAGTCTATAGATTTGTTAGTTAGTGTTTGTGTTGCTGCTATACCAGCTAATGTGTCTGTTGCTGAAGGTAATGTTAGTGTTACATCTGCTGTTGATGCTGGACCAATTAAAGTTAGTTTATTCGTGCCATTATCACTGTCTTCAAAAAACTCTAAAAAACCAGCTGAAGTTGCACCATTTTTTAATTGAATACCTGCATTAGCAATTGGTGTAGTTAATACTGGAGTAGTTAGTGTTTTGTTAGTTAGCGTTTGTGTGTATGATTCAGAAACTAAAGTTGAGTTGCTACCCGCAGGTAGTAATAAAGTATTACTTGCAGCTTGAGAATGTGGTGCCGCTTGTAGAGTTTGTGCGTGAGCATTACTTGACTCACAATAAAATAACATTTGCGAAGCTGTGCCGGTATTTTTAAGATCAATAACACCACCCAAAACAAATAGATCATCAGTAACAGTAATGTCCGCTGGTACTGTTACATTGTTTGTAGTAGCATCTTCAAATACTGCTTTACTAGCAGGTAGTGTTACAAAAACATCTTTAGTACCTGCAGAAAAACTAACCGCACTATCACTGTTAGAACTTTGGAATACTGTTGTACGAGTTAGATCAGAACTGTCACCGTCTAGTGTACCTAGGCCAGTTTCAAATTCAGCACCGCCACGTAAACTAATAGCATAATAACAAGTATTGGAATTACCAATACCTGCAGCAAAAGTTTGAAACCCAACAACTGCACCGCCAAGTGCCATTGCACCTGTGCCAGTAGTTGTACTAGTTTCTCTTACTCTGTCGTTTAAGACTAAAGCCATTATTTATCCTTTATGCTATTCTAATAATAGCGTCAGAAGCATTAGCTGTTGGAAATTGCACTACGAAGTCGCCGTTAGTTGCAGTTTTATTTCCACCAAAATCTAATACCAAACAAAGTTTGTCACTATTAGTATCATTGTAAATAGCTGCAAAAGCTGCAGTTAATGTTACCGATGAAAAAGTTTCATCAGCAAAATCAACATGTCCTGTTGTGTTAGTTGCTGCTACTGCTTGACTATCTAATGTTTGTCCGCCTGCTGAATAACTTGTACCTGTTGAACTAACTTCGTTGGAAGTGGTATAAGTTGTAGATCCAGCACTGTATGGATTAGATGTATACAAAGCTATTTTAAAACTATTTCCGCCATTTGCAAAGTTATGTGTGCCTGATAAAAGCTCTGTTTTAAAAGCTGTAGGTATAATATTTGCCATATTGTTGTCTCCTTAATAATTTATGGTGATGGTGATTCGATAGGGATACGTAGTGCACCATCTCTGTATTCGTCCCTGCGTCTACGACCTTGTTGTTGGGCTGCAAACGTTTGTACTGCTTCTGCATAAGAAGCTTGATACAGTTGTAGCATATTCTCAGGACCTTTCAAGTATTTAAACGTCTCAACTAAACATGCATACAATAATAAATCTGGGGTAAAATTTGATAAATCGGTAGATGACCCTTCACTAGTAGTAATGGTTTCCGGGTGTTTTACATAAGCCATAGTTAAGGTATATGCTGCATCTGGTGTAGGTGCTACCACCCAATTATCTTCGTCCCAATGTGCGTAATACTTTGGTATTCCTCTATCACTAGCATTGTCATAGTCTGGAGCATATTCTGCTAAAAAAGATTGATCTACTTGTTTTAAATATACTTGATCAGAAGTAGTAGGATTAGTAATTTGAATAGATCGAATAATCCGCGTGCCAGTAGGCACGGTGACATATCTAATACCAATAACCGTTTGTGATGTAGCATAAAACTTGTTGGCATCAGCATCTACAGTTCTAAAAATTCTAGCTTCAGCGTTTAAAATAATAATATTAAGTATACTGTCAGTTAATACATTACTATCTACTTCGGTATAATCTCTAATTGCGGTTCTTAGTGTTGCTAATGTAAATGCCATATTATTCCTAACTTACTAATGTTACGGGGCCCGATGAAATTAAATCGCCCCCACCATATATACTTCCAGTTGTAGCAGTGTTTGTTGCAACTGTAAAATGATAAAAATCTGTTGTAGTTGTAGCGTCTATATTACCACTAGAATCTTTTCTACCTAAAGTAATAGTGTAACCTGCAGCACGACCAAGGTTAGCACCGGTAACACCATCAAAATTTATTGGCACGCCATAACTTCTAACTAAAGTTGTAGTATCCGTTGGTGGATTAGTTCCGGTTCCGGTTGTAGCTGGTCCATAAAATCTTACCGTGTCGCCGGCTGTCCTGCCGTGTCCTGGTTCAAAAACATTTATGTCTCCTGATCCGGCAACTCTTGTTTCGAATGGATTTAATTCTAATAATCTTAATGATGGATTTTCTGTTCTTGCCGGACGCGCATTTTTTAAACCTTGTGGATCATTGATTCTAGCACGTGGTTGTAGTTGTGGGTGTTTCTCTTCAAACTCAGAAGAGTGTACGAACGCACCATTCCATTCTGTGCGCATTTCTTGGTATGGAAAAGCCATGCCACTTCTGTCAGAAATTGCTAGTGCTTTTTTACCTCTTGCAAAATTAGCCATAATAATTAATCGCCGGTGTTATAAAAGTACTAGTAGAAGAACCATCTTCAGTTAAAGCTCTTAATAATTCTTCGTCATATAAAGCTTTAGTTTGTTGTACTAATTGTGGGTTATATTTTTGTGATAAATAATAAGCTAAACCTGATACCATGCAAGGTACAAACTGATAAGGTACATCTACTTCATTAGTATAGGCTCCTGCATCTTGGATTCTTTTAACAAAATATATATGGGCATTTTGTGCCGCCGCAGTTGCATCCGGGGTTGGATAAAAAGTTACACTAACATAGTCTGCAAACTTACGTACATAATATTGATTAGGTGTACCTTTAGATAATTTGTTAGCTAATGCAGAATAAATAGAACGATTAATTTTATTCATAGCAGAATCAGATTGAGTAGTAGTAGTTCTATCTGTTCTAAAAGTTGCTTCTAAAATATCTTCAAATCCGTATAAACCATTAGTAGGTAAAGTAGTAGCACTTGTGCCATCTGCAGTGCTTCTAAAAAATTTATATTCTTCCTGACCTTCAACTAAATCAATACTAGTCTCACCTATTTCCCAATGGTGTAAACCTCTATTAGCCCATTCTTGCAACATTATGTTTAAAGAACGTCTAGCTGAAGTTAAATGATAACCTGTAATTTCTTTAATACCTACACGATCATAGGCTTCTTGAAATACTTCATCTAAAACAAAAGTACTTTCAAAAGTATTAGTGCCGGAAGTTGCCATTTAGCTAATCCCCTTACCCGGTATAATATGCTACAAAAAAATCACAATTTGTTAATGCAACATAAGCACCAGTATTAAATTTAATACCATCACCTGGTATGTAATGGTCAAAAGATTCATTAGCCCCTGATCCAAATTTAAATTGAGCTTTTATTTTAGTGCTACTTGCGCTGGTGCCATCATAAATAATTATAACTGCATCTGCTGCGCTTGATTGAGCTTGAATAGATTTAATTCTAATGGGACCTAGGTTAGTTGCTGTGCCAGCACCTGTTCCTATAAATCCTTGAACTCTTCCTGAAGATGTTAAAGGTTTTATTGCTAATACATCTGAACTCATATTTTTCTCCTAAACCAAGAGGGCCCGTAGGCCCTCTAAATTATTATTTATTACGCGTCTGCGTATGGTGTTACTATCGTACCTGATCCAAGCAGTAAAGAACTGTGAACTAAATATGTAGCAGTATCAATTGCTGTGAAAGATACTACGCTACCAACGATTCCACCTTTTGTAGAACCATTCATAGTTATAACATCATTTGTTGCAGCTGGGATAAAAGCTTTTTTAGAACCATCATCTACTGCAATCATGATACCACCTTTAAATTTGTCAGTGCCATCTGTTTTAATGTCCATATCAGTTGCAGCAGTTTCCACATAAAAGTGAAAAGTTGCACCGATATTGTTTAAGTTGTTAACGTCATTATCACCTGCTGATGCGCCATTTGAATTTACATTGATTGAAGGTAAAGTAAATTTACCATCTGCATCATTTGTAAGTAAGATTTTGCCAGCGTGTGTAGCGACTGTTAATGTAGTGTCAGCTGTTAAGCTAACAGTCATACCAGGACCTGTATTTACAAAGCCATTTTTAGAAATGACTGGTCCTGAAAAGGTAGTGTTTGCCATAATTTTTCTCCTAGTTATTTCGATGTAGTCTCTAGGCCGTCGTCTGAGTACGTCTACACCAAAAGTTTATCTCAGTTTGTTAAGATGAATTATACTCTTTTAAATATAAATATGCAAATAAAAAGGGGGCCGAAGCCCCCTCAATATTTTAGTGTTAATCTAAAGATTAAGCACCTGGAGATGCGAACATACCTCTAAAGTCAGAAAAGCCGAAGCTGTATCTTTCTCTAGCTTTATATCTCATGTTTCCTGTATCGAAATCACCTTCCATAGCAGTTTTTAATGCTGCTCTTTCGAAGTATTTCATTCCATTAGGAACATCAGTTTTGATAAAGAATGCATCAGTATCAGTTAAGTAGTTATTCACTACATAACCTTGAGGAATCATCCCCATTGATTTGATTGCATTAGTATCGTTATCTGCAGTACCAACTCTTAGAGAAGACTTCATCAGTCTTTCAGCTGTAAATTGTAGAGCAGAAGGAATAATCATTTTTACTCCTCTTGCAGCAATTTTTAAGCCTCTTTCATCAGTAAGAGCAGCAATGTCAATAAGTGCTTGCTCTAAAGATGTCTCGTTAAGATCGGCAGACGTTGCTAACTCATTAGAAACAGTTCCGTTCAAAGTTGGGTGGTCAGTAGCAAAAAGCTCCTTACCATCACCGCCTGGGAACGAAGAACTAAATCCATTGTTTAGTACGTTTGCAGCTTTAACTTGCTTAGTTGTCGCCATAGATCTTGCTAGTGCTTTGGTATAACGTGAACCAAGACTATCATACAAGTTATCCTCAATTGCTTCTTCAGTAATAGAAAAAGCGAGAGCAATTGTCTCATGAGTGTATCTTGAAGTGAAAGTCTCTTGTGCATCGTCATAACCGACAGCAGATCCTTCTTGCTTAACTCCAGCAGTTCCGAAACCAGATAACATTA